AAGTTTACCAATTGTTACCTTTTCCCCTTTAGTACCAACCTCTCTAGCAGCATCAACTGAACCACCTGTATCAGGATCGTGTCTTGCCCCTTCTTGAGCCGTTTGGTGTTCACCCTGTTTAGGGTCTTGTTTATTTAAAGGACTAGGCGTTCTTTTTTTAAGAATTTTTTTTGCAGCGACAGCAGGAGAAAGAGGACGTTTAGGTGGAACTGTTACTCGGTTTCCACCTCCACCTTTTTTGCCGCCTCTTTTTCCTCTTCTGCCAATACTCCTAATAATATTTCCTGCCATATCTATTTCCCCTATTACCAACGGTATCGTTTCGTAGTATTACCCTTTGGACGGCGCTTCTTGCCGACGGTCTTGGGCTGCCCCTTTTTAAACTTTACTCTCGGCTTCTTTATCTTCGTTTGAGCAGGTTTTTTAATACGACTAACAATTCTTCCTACCATATCTATTTACTCCTTTTTGGTTTTCTGGCGGCTCCCCACCCTTTATACTTCTTAGAACTTTTCTTTGATTTTTTCTTAACTTGACCGCCCTTTTTAGCAATTTGAAATCCTTCCATTTCAATAAATTCTTCTAAGGTCGGCATCTCACCTCTACCTGTCAAACCCATTGCATCAGCAATTTGTTCTCTAGGGGGAGCATATTCACCAACATCTCTAACCTGTTCTCCCTTACGTCCCGGTCTTGCCGCTCTTGGACCTCCAACAAGACCTTGTGCAATTCTAGCTCTTCTTTGTGCAGCAGACATTTTAGGAGGACGAACCTTTGAAAGGGCAGGACTATTTGGACCTTCAGCTACACCCGAAACCATTCTACGTCTTGGGCTACCTGCTACTTCCATATCATCAGCCCTCTGCGCTCTGGTCAGTGCAGCTAATTCTCTTTCTTCCCTACGAGTTCTTTTAGGTTCACTACCTTTTTTCTTCTTATCTTTTTTCTTCTTAGGTTCAGGTGATCCAGCTTCCTTCCATTTTTTTACAGATGTAAAACCAGCAGCTTTAGCTTTTTTTTTAATAGCTTCTGGAATAGCCTTACGACCTTTTTTTGATCGTCTTCCTGCTGTCCTACCTATTGCTCTTACTGCCATGACACTACTCCTTATATTCTACTTCTTTACCAGAAGCATAATCACACACAACATCTTGAGGCGGTCCTTCAACTGCTGGACCCTTACGAGCAGCACCAAAACCCTGACCAGTAGGATTCCCAGTTACATCTTTCATAGCTTTTTCGTATGCAGCATATCCCTTTTTATCATATGAATATGACTTTCCTTTAAATGTAGGCATCTAAGCTCTCCTTGTTTTAGCTTTTCTTTTACGTCCAGCAGCAGCCTTTTTTGCCATGTTCTGTTTACCATATTTTTTTACACCAATATGATATGCAATACGAGCAGCAGCTTCAGGACTTTTACCTGATTTCTCAATACTCTTTTGAACCGCCTTAAAACCTTTAGGCTTTTTCTTTTTATTACCAGTTAACTGTTTTTTAGTTTTAGCTCTTGTAATAGTCATTAGCTACTACCTTGAATAACTGTATCTGCACTACCGGCAGGACTTGTATTATTCTGCATGTCATCCTGTCTTGTACGTCTAGCTTGATTCCTCAAACCATCAATAGCATTTTTTAATTCTCCTTGCCAAATCGCAACAGTATTAAAACTCTTTAAGTATAAAGATGCTTCTAGCATACATGCATAAAATAATGCATTATAGCAATAATCAGAAAAATAATTATTAGGATTAACACTTGTTAATGCAGATGGTTTTGTAACATAAGTAACTTCAGTACTATATGTACTATCCGGTGTTGGTGCTAAATAAATTGCAGTAGTTTCAGAACTATTGCTTGCCATTCGCAGAGTATAATATTTAGGCTCTGCTGTGGACGCAACTACCGGCCAATAATCATAAATATATTCTGAAGTTCTTCTTAAAAGATTAACTCTTTCTGAATCTGAATTTGTAATATTTACATTACGAACAACTCTAATATCACTCGCTACATTAAGTAGCGGATTACCTACAGCAGCAGTAACAGTTGTAATAACATCTAAACCAAAATCATCTAGCTCTTTAATAAGCCTGTACTCAGCCTTAGTAATAAAGTTATCAATCTGATTATCAAATTCAGTTGAATCAACTTCAGAAGTATTTTTAATATCTGTTACAAGAGTAGAATACGAGGGCATCTATCTATCCATAGAATACAGTAATTACAGCCGCACTAGAAGGTGCAGAAACTTTAGCTACTCCCTTAACAAGCGGTCCATAATCACCTAGATAAAGATCGGTTCCTGCAACCGCCTTAAATTTAATTGCCGTACCCGCACTAGAATTATGTTGCTTTTCACCAGTAACTTGATAAACTCCAGCGGCATCAGCATAAACTGCATAAATACGAAATCCAGTATCATCAGTATTGGTCTGGTTAAGAGTTACAGATGTAGTAATATCAACTAGGATACCGCTACCAGTTCCACCCCCAACAACCATTGCTGTTTTAATATTTGATGACATATAAAAATCCTTTATAGTTTAAGAGGGAGAGATTCCTCTCTCCCCCTTATCTGGTTTCTTAACCTTGATTACCGAAGAAACCTCTCCAATCAGACCAGCCAAAGCTGTAACGCTCTCTAGCCTTAAATCGAAGATTGCCCGTATCGAAATCCGGTTCCATCTTCGTCTGAAGAGGCGCACGGGTGAACATCTTAGTACCGTTAGGAACATTCGTCTTAACAAACCAAGCGTCAGTATCCGTAAACCTACGGTTAATATCCGAACCCTTCGGAAGCATCGACATGCTACGAACAGAGTTCACATCATTCCAACCAGCAGGATTAGTCGCCGCTTGAGAACCACCCAAGGACGTAACCGTACCCGACGCCGGAATGAGGGTCGAGTTAATCAAAGAGTTTGCAGTCGCCCAGTTATCCGGTGCGATATGCAACGAAACCGCCGAACCACCAACAAGGATTCCACGATCATCTTTGATCTTCTGAATTGTAGTTAGTGCCGCCTCAAGCGAAGAAAACGAGAGGTCAGCAGCCGAAAGGACATTAGATTGAGTACCATCAATCGTGGGATGGGATGCGCTGAAAAGCGGAACGCCATCACCACCATGATAGGTAGCTGAATCCGTAAATCCATTGTTAAAGATATCCGCAGCTTTCACCTGCTTCGTATTAGCCATTGCTCTCGCAAGAGCCTTCGACCGCAACTTAGCAAACGTATCATACAGATTATCTTCCATAGCTTCTTCGGTTACCGCAAAGGCGAGGGCGACGGTTTCATTCACATATCTAGCAACGTAACTTTCACCTGCATCCTCATAAGTAACAGCAGCGCCTTCACCCTTTACAGGTGCAGAGCCGAAGCCCGTAAATAGAACCTCTTCTTCAAAAGCTCGGTCAGAACTTTCAACTTCAAAAAGAGACTCATGTTCATTATCAACTTCTCCATATTCCAATCCGAATACAGCATTAAGACCGGGGAGAAGTTCTTTAGCAATACTAGCTCTATTAATAGCCATGATTAACCTCCCCTATTAAATTCCTGATGGTGCCGAAAGTTTGGCATCAACATGTTTAACGATACGAACTTCCACAACTGGAAAAGCTCTTTCAGCAGCAACAGTAATATCGTTACCGGGTTCGTCCTTAACGGCAATAGCCCTTACAGGAAGAATGGTAGTATTACGAGTTGCAGCCTTAACACCAAAACCAGACTGACCCGTAACAGTGCTACCACTGCCAAGAGTTAGACCAAAGTTAACGGTATTGATATCGCCAGCAGAAACCGAAGCATCTGCCTGAATGAAGTAAGTTGACTTTGGATCAGTGTCAACGAAAGCCTTAATATCCGTTGCACTTGTATTAGCGGGCCAATACTTACTATATTTAGGTTCCCCATTTGCCACATAATGACAACCCATAAAAACGCCGTCCGAGAAATCGGCATCAGCGGAAACTACTTCTACATTACCAAGACTCGTCTTAACCAAGTCTCCGGTAAAAATACTTCTAGAATCGCCAGATACGATGGGAATTTCATCGAACCCTGTAGAGTTACCACTAGAACCACGTTTACGGGCTGGAAGGAAACCACGAAGATTTTTAGTAGTCGTCATTTCGTTTCTCCCTTGTTAAATCCCAATCCCCATTAATTACTCTTGAAAAGCAGGACGCCTTCCTTTAGTAACTGAAGATCGGCTGTTATTACTAATAGGCATACGAGAATCAGATGAACCTTCTAGTTGCGAATTAACCGCATCAAGAAGCTGTTTACTCTTGTCCTCATAATACCTTTTACGAGCCTCTAGTTTACCTGTTGGCATTTTTGCCAAGGCTAGGTCACCACGACAGACCGTTCCACTATAGCGCCCACCCTCTTGCACGACAGAGGAAATAGCCATCTCTGGAACCTCTTCTGGATTAACGAATGTCCATCCTTCAGCCATTTTCTTACCAACATTCTGGTAATCATCTCCACCCTTTAGATTTATACGAATCCAACGTAATGATAGTCCTTCATTAATAAACCTGTTAATTACAGGATCAGGAATATCAAGGGCATTCGGCTCCTCGTATGTCCATTCAGTTTCTCTAGTATTAGCTTCTCTGAGATTGGCTGAACGTGCTGTATCATTTTTTCGTGTGTTCATAGTTAACTCCCACGGTTAAAAGAAATGTCTGTATAATCGCCTTCTGAATTACTTACCTTTAGTTTTTCAGCGGCATAGACCTCAAGTGGTATATTCCATTTGTTAGCAATCCTTACATCTTCTTGAGAAAGTTTTACCTTCTTATTGGAACTAGCTGGAGTCCGTGAGGCTCCTGCAACCACCTGTGCAGCAGGTACGTTCTGCTGCGCCCGATCTTCTACTGGCTCTTCAGTAGATTCTTGTGTAAATTTATGAGGAAATTCAACACGAATACGTCTATCAATTTCCTTATAAAAATCATCTTCTTCTGGGTTGTAACCCATTTGCTTTAGTTCAGCGTCAAGAGCAAGTGCAACAGCGGTCATCGCATTATCTTTACCAAACCAGTCATTATCTTCAGACCATTCCTGTGCTTTTGGATCAGGTCTTCTCTGCTGTTGTTGCGGAGCTTCTTCCGCTTGCTTTTCCGCAGTTTCAATTGACTTAGAATAATCATCTAAAGCAGCCTTCTGCTTTCCAAGACTATCAAGATCAAATTGAGCTTTATTCAAAACTTCTAGAGTTTCAAGGACTTTCTCTCCATCTCCAGAATTATACGCTTCCAAATATGCTGACTTAGCTAAAGCAACTTTATCTTGTACTTGTTGTTCATTAATATCCGTAGTTGTTTTCTGGGTATCAACAAATGTTTTCTCTCTTTGAACCAACCTTGTCTTTAGATCATCACGCTCTCTAAGAAGATTTCTTATTTCTTCTTCTCTCTCCTTACGCTGACGAACTAACTGACGAATCCGTTTTTGCGCTCCACCTGTTTCAATCCCATCAAGTTCTTTTATTTCTTCTTGATTAGGCTCTTCTCTTTCC